CAGAAAATTACGCAGGCGGTTATCACAATATCAGGAAAAAAACCTGAGCGATCTGGAGCCAGCGGATAACAAGCCGTTTCCGTTTTTGATTGAGTGCAAGCGATATGCGAAAGTTTCGCCTAGCAATGATTGGTGGGATCAAATAGTGACAGCGGCAAAGTCTGCGGCTAACACAAGCGACGCCCTGCCGTGCCTTATATATAAGCTGGATCGTCAGCAGACGCAGGTGCGGATACCAATTCAGGCGCTTGTGGTGCTGGGTGATCCCAGTGTGGCGCAGGATATAGCTGAGACATACGACTGGCGTTACACGGCTACGCTGGATTGGGAGACGTTTGAGATGGTGCTGCGTGAGCATCTGGCGGTGATGTGATGAAAGCCCACCAGCGCCTAGTCCGTGAAGCCAAAGAGCGTGAAGAAGGTGTAGACCTTTTTGGGGCTTATTGGCACGGCATAGACACAGACATAAAAAAGGCTGAGGTCAGAGAGGTAAGCCATCATCAGGCCAAAGAAATTATCGAAGAATATGAGTGGATGGGCTGTCTGGCTGCCGTCAATTGGTTTTATTACGGAATATTTTTTGACAACATCTGCGGCGGGGTCGTCGTTTATGGTCAGGAGTATATCGAAAACTTAGGTCGCTGGGATAAATATGGGTATACCGGAAAGATTATATTATTAAATCGTGGTGCCTGTGTGCATTGGGCGCACCCGCACTCAGCCAGCAAGTTGATCCGCACGTCGATGAAAATGCTGCCAGAAAAATATAAGGTGGTGACTGCCACAGTCGATGATCTAGCGGGTGAAATTGGCACAATTTATCAGGCTTGCGGGTTTGATTACATCGGCTCAATGCGCGACGCCAACCCAAATGTAAACAGTCGAAAGGGCGACAGGTCTGCTTGGCTCATAAATGGGAAACTGTACGGCGCAAGGGCAATGAGGCAGAAGTTTGGCACCACAAAGATTGAGGTGATCCAAGAGAGATACCCAGACGCGAGGCATGTTAAGCAGAACAGCAAGGGCAGATATTTTGCTTTTCGCGGCACAAAAAAAGAGATTAAGGAAAACAGGTCAACAATTAGTCACCTGATAAAACCATACCCAAAAAGGCAGGAAAATGCGTCCTAAATATGAAACACAGTTCGACCGCAACAACGAGCAGCGGGTCGCTGACTTGCTGGCGGAAAAGGGTTACAGCCTCGACAAGCTGCCAATGAGCTTTGGCCTAGACGTGGCCATCACCGACGATTTTGAAGAAAAGATTGTGGCGTTTGCCGAGATAAAGGCACGCACATTTGAGATGAATAAGTACCCTACGGCAATGATTAACCTGCACAAGGTTATTAGAGCGCATGACATTTCCGCTTGCACCGGATTGCCGTCGTATCTTATCGTTCTTTACCGCGACGCATTGGTGCGAATAAATTTTGCCAGTGAGTTCGAGGTCAAGATGGGTGGCAGGTCAGACCGAGGCGATCCGGCGGATCGTGACGTCTGTGCCTATTACCCGATTAGTGGGTTCACGGTCGTGAGCCAATTTTGAAAAAGCTGAAAACGGAAAAGGAAACGTAAAATGGCTTTAGGTTTTGTGAATGAAAACGGCGGTGACGGTTCAGCAATCGTGCCGATTTTGAAGTATGAGACACGCGGTGGTTACATCATAAAGGTTGACCGGCATCAGGATGAGGGCGGCACTTGGGTTAAGGATGAGGCCGAGCTAGAGTATCCGGTCAAAGTTGCGATGGATTTAGAAAACATCAAGGTCGGCTGGCTCGGTTTTGTTGGTGGCGCACCAGACTTTCATCTGGTCAACATTGGTGAGCCAATGCCGGCACGTCCAAGCCCTGACCACAATCAAGGCTTTCAGGTCAAACTCTGCAATAAGGAGCTGGGGCTGCGTGAGCTGTCCAGCGGCGCAAAGACCGTTACCGTACCGTTCAATGACTTGCACAACGCGTATGAGGCTCAAAAGGCTGACAATCCGGGTAAGGTGCCGGTGGTAGAGTTTACCGGCTCAGAGCGTTACAAGGTCAATACGCCCAACGGCGAGCTGACTTTCAAGAAGCCGGTGATGGTTATCAGCGGTTGGGTTGACCGTCCGGCCACCCTAGATGGCGCACAAGCGCCACAAGAACCTGCGCCGACAGTGTCAGCGCCTGTTATGGAAGCCGTTGCCACCTCGGCGGCTCCTGAAGGCAGCGACCTGTTCTAGCGCAGTAGGTAGCGGCGGCTGGGGTTTCCTCCCTTTCCCTGATCGCCGCTACCGCTTTAACAAAGGGATAAAGGGGCAGGAAAGGGTTTTAGTTATGACAAATATATCGGCTCACATTGAGCAAATAGCGCGGCACTATTGGGGTGAACCTAATATGAAGCTGTCGCAGAAGGGCCGGACGCTAAGGTTTGGCAACAGAGGCTCGCGCGAGGTGCATCTCGGCAAAGGCACTTGGTTCGATTTTGAATCGAATACCGGCGGTGGCTGCGTGGACTTGGTGCGGATGAACGAGGGTGCCACAATCGCCAGCAACATCCCTGAGATATTAGAAAGAAAATTCGGCATACAGCGTCAGGCGCAGCAGTCGTTGCAGCCGGCGCGGTTTATGTCAGCGGTGTATGACTACATCGACGATCAGGGCGAGGTGCGCTATCAGGTCAGGCGGTTTGAGCCTAAGACGTTCAGGCAGTGTCGGCCAGACGGCAAGGGCGGTTGGCTGTTCAATATGGATGGCGTTGAGGCGTTACCGTATAACCTACATCACATGATAACCAACCCTGACGCGCCTGTTTTTATCGTCGAAGGCGAGAAGGCGGCACAGCGGCTGACTAAGCTGAAGCTGGTCGCCACAACGTCTCACGGCGGTGCCAAGAAGTGGCAGCCGGTACTCAACCAGTATTTCGCTGGCCGCAATGTCGTGGTCTTGGCTGACAATGACGACGCGGGGCGTGAGCATGCGGATATTGTGATCGGCAATCTGTTTGGCGTTGCTGGTAGGATAAAGCGGGTGGAGCTGGACGGCCTGCCGCCGAAGGGCGATATCGTGGATTGGCTGGACAGCGGTAAGGGCTTAGACGATCTGATGTTAGCGGTTAAGGCTGCGCCTACCGTGGCAGAGGCTCCGGCGGTTGAAGCTGAGGCGGTTGAGGTTGAGGGCGACGGCCTAGACTATTTTGAGTTTGTCGGCGCTGACTACATCCGTAATATGCCGCCGATTGAGTGGGCTATCGGTGAGGGTGACGACGGAATCATAACCGAGAATGGCCTGACCGTGCTTTACGGCGCACCGGGGGCTGGTAAGTCATTTATCGCGCTGGATATGGCGCTGTCTATCGCAAACGGCGTTGAGTGGCAGGGTATGCCGACAAAAATGGGCAAGGTCTTGTATATCGTTGGCGAGGGATTAGCCGGTATCGGGAAAAGGCTGTCAGCGTGGGAACAGCATAAGGGCATACGCACTAACGACAACTTGCACGTCCTGCCAATCGCGGTGAACTTCAGGGATCAGTCAGAAGTCGAGAAGCTGATGCGGTCTATTGATAAGGCTGGGTCGGGCTGGTCTATTGCCTTTTGCGACACAGTCGCCAGATCGCTTGTCGGGGCTGACGAGAATAGCAGCCAAGAAATGGGCTTATGGGTGGCTGCCGCCGACAGTATTAAGTCGCATTGCAAGTGTGCGTTTGTCGGTGTTCACCACTCAGGCAAGAATGTGGCAAACGGCATGCGCGGGTCGTCAGCCCTGCTAGGGGCGGTTGACACGTCGCTGGTAGTCACAAAGGATGAGGAATATGTGACGATCCGTGTGGAAAAGCAAAAGGACGCAACTCCAGTAGACGATCAGGCGTTTCGTATGACCGAGGTGGCTATGATATCCGGCACGTCCGTCGTGCTTGAGCGTGTCAATGGTGATGCCGTGCCTAAGAAGAAGCGGACAAAGGGGCTGACGCCTAACCAACAGCTCGCCCTTGAGGCGCTCAGAAACGCGATGATAGATCGCTCAATTGACCGCGTGGCGATGACAATTTGGAGCGAAGAACATAGGGCAAAATGTCCGGATTTAGACCGCAGAAGGGCGCAAGAGGCACGTCATTCGCTAATTGAGGCCAGAATTGTGGGTTCGGACAAACATACGGCTTGGGTAATTAATGAAAACAAATAGTTATCAAGAAATGTCCGGTGTCCGCCGGACATGTCCGGTGTTTTGCGGACGTGTCCGTCCTGTCCGGTTTCCCTTAGGGAACCGGACGGACACTATCCGGACGGACGGACAGACAGGAAAAGGGGTAAGATAATGGCGACTAAAAAGACAACGAGGCCGAGGCCAAAACCTAGCAAGGTTTACTATCAGCCTACTCAGCCAGCAATGCGGCGGATGCAGGACGCGTTGCATAAGTATGACGATGTCGTGTCTGAGGTTGAGGGGCGATGGGGTGTCGACCGGCTGGTGTGGTTGGTTGGTGGTGATCTGCGTGACAGGTTTGAGCAGCAGATGGATAGGCTCAATGCGGCGATAGATAAATGCGATCCGTCGATAGAGCATGAGGTTGACGTGACCTTGCGTGGTGTGGCGGCGTTAGAAGCTGCCGCCATAGCTGCTGGCGCGAAACCTCTTAGCGGTGACTACGTCGAGGGTAGGATGCCGGATGGACGCGTGATAGCGATAACCGCGACAGGGTATGAGGCGGGTAAGGTAAAGCGCGACAATCGTGAGATGGTCGTGTATTCTGCTGATGAGATAGGGCGGATCATTGAGGGGTTGAACAAAGAGGCTCCTGTGGTGGATGCTATAAAGAACGCGTTTGCTGGCGCTGAGGTTCAGAGCGTTAAGCCGGTGAAGTATGACCTAGACGACGAGATTCCGTTTTGAGTAAGGTGCGGACAGTGGAAGACATAGACAACGAGCGTGACGATGTTCTGAAGGATAGGGAGTATATGCTCCTTGGCACGTCCACTTGGATTGACGTTAGAAACCTAACGGTGAACGTCCAGCGCGTTGGTAACGGCGTTAAGGTAGACATATGGCCAAGAGAACTGATGCGGGGCTACGAGCCGATAGCGAGCGTTGAGGTGCCATTCAGAGAGGGGAAGGATAATGATTCAGGCGGGGGATGGTAGTTGGCAGCGTATGTTAGATCAGGACAGATGCCCGAAGTGCCGGAGCCTGATGACAAAGCTGGTGAATGAGCAAATGATGGTCAGGCGTGAGTGCTTGGTGTGTAACTTAACGATAAGCGAAATGGACAAGAATAATGAAAAGGGCTGAAGTTTTAGATACGGCGAAAGAATATGTGACAAAGGATCGGGCGGCGGATCACGGAAATATGGAAGACAACTTCACAACGATTGCGAAATATTGGTCAAATCATTTGGCGCATGAAGTCACGCCAATTGACGTGGGCATAATGATGGCGCTGTTAAAGATAGCGCGGTTGAAGGGCAATCCATATCATCAGGATAATTACGTTGATGGTGCGGGTTATCTGGCTTGTGCGGGTGAGCTGGTGGATACAGATGGGTGATGTACTAGAGTTCAAGCGTCACTGGGTCTGGTTCTTCAAGGAGCCAGTGACGTGTGACTATTGCCTTCAAGACACGCGCGGTAAGGTCTGGGAGAGTATGCAGTCAATAGTGTGTAGCAATTGTAATGAGGCGTTACTGTTGATCGACGAGAACACCAGCCACGTCTTGACCGTAGATTTTGATGATGAGGATCACGACGATGTCAGCTAGGTTGCCTGATGAGGTTTGGGTTGAGTTCCTGTCTCGCGTGACAGCGGGTAGAGCTGGTCAGTCAGTGTGCAAGGACAAGGACATGCCAGCTTGGGGTACGACTTGGAACAAGATACACAACGACAAGGACTTTGAGCGCAAGTACATGAACGCGCTGGCGTCTCGCGGTATGATTTATGCGGATCAGTTGGATGAGATAAACAGGCGGGTCTTGAATGGTGAGATTGATCCGCAGGCTGCTAGGCTTGTGTCAGACAACTTCAAGTGGACTGCGGCTAGGTTGTTGCCGAAAGTTTACGGAGACAAGCAGCAGGTTGACGTGACACATGAGGCTGGTGGGTCGTACCTCGACCTGTTGCAGCAAGTGAATAAGGCGGCTCAGTTGAAGCACGTTGATGTGGTAGAACAGAGAAAAGACACAAGTGACGGATTACGCGCCCGCGCGACCGAAGTTAACCATATTTCAGTTAACTCTGATCTGCCTAAAAAACAGTCAAACAGGAAGAAAAAGGGCAAAAAGTTATCCACAGGCAGCTAAGTCATTGTATTTGCACGATACGCGTTACGCATAATTAACGTTATGCGACATTTCTGCCAAATATGTACAAAGTTAACCGAAATCCGGTTAACACCCCCCCCCATCAAGATATCGCGGGGGGCGGAGA